CCTGCAAGAAACACAGACGGCAGATCTGGGGGCGTCCAGCATGACACAGACGTTCCAGCTAGGGTAGGGCAGCACGTTTCCAGATGCTCCAAACAGGCTTCTGGCAGCTGGTTCTGCGCCAGATTGAAGCGTTTCCAGAGTATGCAGTGCTCAGGCTGCGACGTTCCCAGAATTTCCACATGAAAATGCAACCTCCCAACTGGCTATGTGAAGAGGCCAAAGTGATCTTCACCAAGACTGTAGAGCAGCTTGGCGTCAACGCCATCCCATCTGATGAGTCAGTCATAGCTGACTTCGCAGAGGCACAGGCCGATGTGCACAAGCTGACACAGGTGGTACGATTCGAGGGGGAGACTCTGATGGGCACCACAGGCAACATGTACGTCAACCCCACTCTGAACATCCTGATCAGCAGACGCAAGGACCTCGAGCGATTGCGCGATGACCTTGGGCTGACGCCACACGCTCGTGGTGTGAAGATCAACAGTCGGGGCAAGTCTGCTCTGGCGCAAGCGATGAACAAATGAACAACCCCGCACTCGACTACGCATTCTCTGTCCTGTCTGGTGAGATTCCTTCGTGTCACTACGTGCGGTTGGCGTGCAATCGCTTCATGGTGGATCTCTCCAACCCAGAGTTCTGGTACGATGAGGAATCCGCCCAGCAGTTTTACACCTACTGCACATTCCTCAACCACTACAAAGGTCCATACGCAGGCCTCCCACTGGAGCTAGACCCATGGGAAAAGTTTGTATTCGGCAACATCTATGGCTGGATGAAGGTGATCCCAGCCGACCCGAAGGACGTGCGAGCGTGGCAGGAGGCTGATCCAGACGACAAGATTCGCAGGGATAACCCAGATGGGATCGAGGTGGGGAAGCCATTCCGATCGAACATTTGGCGTTTCCATTTCAACTACATCGAGGTTCCACGCAAGAACGGCAAGACCACAGTGGCCGCTGCAGGAGCCTCGTACGACTGTGCCTATGTGGAGCAGATGGGTGCGGAGGTGTACTGTCTGGCGACCAAGGAGGATCAGGCCAAGATCCTGTGGGGCGACGTCAAAGCGTTCATCCATCAGAGCGAAGACCTGAAGGAAGTGTTCGAAATCCTCGAGGGGCGCAACGCTGTCTTCGCTCGGCACAGCAGTCGTACGTCTTTCGTCAAGCCACTCGGTGCCAACAGTGAAAAGTTGGACGGCCTCAACCCACTGTCTGCGTACTGTGACGAGCTTCACGAGTGGCCCGACCGTAAATTGCTTGACGTCATCGAGGACGCATTCGGTGCGCGCAACAAGTGGCACATCGTGCAGATCACCACAGCTGGCTACAACAAGCAGGGCATCTGCTATCAAGAGCGCAAGCATGCCATCGACATCCTCGAGGGGCGCATCAAGAACGACAGCAAGTTCGCCATCATCTTCACAGTGGACAAGGGCGAGGAGGACCACTGGAAAAACGAGGAAGTGTGGTACAAGGCCAACCCCAGCTTGGGCCATGGCAAGCGATTGGACTACATGCGGGCCAAGGCGGAGAAAGCTGACCAGATCCCCACTGAACTCAACACCTTCCTCAACAAGCAACTCAACATTTGGACGGACGCGATTCAGGTCTGGCTCCGACATTCTGACTGGACGTCGTGTCAAAGGAAGTTCAATCGGCAAAAATTGATTGGAAAGAAGTGCTATGCAGGTGGAGACCTAGCTCGTGTGAGCGACCTTTCGGCGGTGGCCTACGTGTTCCCTGTACAGCCCGGACTGGAAGTGCCTCATGTACTGGTGGACTTCTACTGCCCAGAGACGAATGTCAAGACTCGCAAGGAGCGCGACAAGCTGCCTTACGATGTATGGGTAAGGGAAGGCTGGATCAAGCAGACACCCGGCAACACGACTGATTTCGCATTCATCAAGGCCGACATCGTGAAGAACGCGGCACTGTTTGACATCAAGGAGATTGCATTCGACAGGACGTTTGGCGGGGAGATCATCAACGAGCTCATGGCAGAGGGGATGACAGTGGTAGATTTTGGCCAAGGCTTCTTTTCGATGGCGACGCCGACTGCAGAATTGGAGCGACTCGTAGTTACACATGGCATTGCGTTCAATGACAATCCAGTGTTGACGTGGATGAGTGCGAACGTCGTGGTGCGTAAGGACCCAGCTGGTAACATGAAGCCAGACAAGGAGGTGTCTGAGGAGAAGATCGACGGCATTGTGGCGATCCTCAACGCATTGGGCCGTCTCATGGCTACTCGAGAGCCAGAAAAGAAATCACCCTACTTAACGCGTGGGATGCGAACGCTTAGCACGACCTAGGCAAAAATTTCTCAGGGACAGTTTTGCTCCCAACGCCCAGTGGACTGTAAACCAATTTGGTTTACTGTGAGGGTCCACAGTAAAAATTAGCTTGACTTTTTCCCGGGAATATGGTTTACGAGGCAAAATCACAAAATGCCATCTGGAACTAACGGGAAATCGAACCCTCATGGGGTGATTTTGAATCGCTTGGGCGAGGCCATCGTTCCCGTTCCCAAGTGGAATCGGGGTGCTAGTGGCCCATGGAGCAGCCTTACTTCTGCTGGTGTCACCATCGACGAGGACAATATCCTCGAGCTGGATGTGGTGGTAGCCTGCATTCGGGTGCTCGCTGAGTCCATTGCATCGCTCCCTCTGGAGCTGTTTGACTACGATCGTATCCTCGATGAGATGACTCCGGCCATCGACGATCCACTCTACGACCTCGTTCGCTGGGCTCCGAACCCAGAGTGGACTGCATACGAGCGGACCTTCAATACGGTCGCGGATGCATGCATGAGAGGCTATGGAGCGTCACAGGTACTGCGCTCTGTAAAGGGTGGCCCGCTAGAGCTCTGGCCACTGGAGGCTCGATACCTGCGTGCAGGTCGCGCACCCGACGATGGTCGTCTGGTGTACCTGTACAACTGTTACTCTGCACTGGGCGGAAAGACAGCCAGCCCTGTTCTGTTGGAGGCGGATGAGGTGCTGCTGACTAAAGTATTCTCACATGGGGGACTGTTGGGGAACAGTATTGTGAGGATGTCCGCAGAGTCGTTTGGTAGCGCAAAAGCTGCAGACGACTTCAGTGCAGAGTTTTTCACCAATGGCTCTATCCACTCTGGCATGATCGAGATTCCAGATGAGCTTTCTGACGAGGCTTATGCTCGTCTGAAGAAAGACTGGAAGGACAGCCACACTGGTAAGGGTAATCGCCATCGCGCTCCCATCTTGGAGGGTGGGGCTAAGTTCAATCCACTGGCGCTGACCAATCAGGAGTCACAGCTGCTCGAGACCCAGAAGTTCAAGCGCAGCACGATCGCTGGTCTGTTCCGTGTTCCCGCCCATCTGATCAACGATCTGGAGAAGGCCACGTACAGCAACATCGAGCACACCGATCTGGGCTTTGTGAAGCACTCGCTTCGCCCATGGTTGACCAACATCGAGCAGCGGTTGCAGCTAACGCTCCTGACTGCCAACCAGCGCAAGTCTCGTTTCTTCTCGCACGATCTGACGGATCTGCTGCGCGGTGACTTCCCCACTCGTATGGAGGGTTACAGCAAGGCGGTTGCCGCTGGCATCATGAACCCCAACGAGATTCGTCGCAAGGAGAAGATGAATCCATATGTGGGCGGTGATGTGTACCTCGTGCAAGGTGCTCTGAGGGACATCACTCAGCCTGCTCCTGTCACAGCTCCCAGCGTAACTCCATCCATCCCAACCAAGAACAACCTCGACCCATTGGGTCTTTTGCAATGAAAAACTTCTATGCATTCCGGAATCAGGACAGTCCAGACGTAGCCCATCTGGACATCTACGACGAGATCGGGTTCTGGGGCACCACGGCCAAGGACTTCATGGCTACCCTGAAGACCATCAAGGCCAAGACGATCGTCGTCTCGATCAATTCCCCCGGTGGCTCTGTGATGGATGGGTTCGCCATCTACAACCGTCTTCGTTCCCATGGGGCGAAGATTGAGGTGTCTGTGGATGGTATCGCTGCCTCGATCGCCAGTGTGATCGCGATGGCTGGCGATGTGATCCGCATGCCACAGAACTCCTTCATGTTCATCCATCAACCACTCGTTGGAGCGGTGGGGAACGCTGAGGATCTCCGCAAGATGGCGGAGGATCTGGACAAGGTGGCGGTCAACATCCAAAACATTTACGCTGTGCGCAGCGGAGCGGATGTGAAAGCCATCCAGAAGATGATGCAGGAAGAGACCATGCTGACCGCCCAAGAGGCGATGGACATGGGTTTCTGCGATGAAATTTTGCCTGAGATGAAGGCGGCTGCACGTTACAATGCGGCTGACTATTTCGATGGCGCCACGGTGGACCGTATCAAAGCGGCTTTGCCTGTGGAAAAAGCTCCGTCATCCATTCCGGCTGGCGGGCAAGACAACAACCATAACCTAGGAGAAGCTATGGATCCGAAAGAGATCAAGGCACTGCAGGACAAGGTTGCTGCTCTGGAGGGTGAGAACGTGACGCTGAAGTCCTCAGCGACCGAGGCTCAGAACACTGCCCGCCAGGAAGCGACCAACAAGGCGAAGACCGACGAGACTGCTCGCAAGAGCGCCATCAAGGCCATCGCGGACAAGTACAACAAGGATGGCGATCTGAACGCCATCACCATCGCCGCTCTGTCGGGTGACATCACCCCGGAAGCGTTCAAGGATCAGGTGCTCGAGGCTGTCAATGGTCGCCCTGCCAAGGCTGCGATCAAGACGGGTCAGGGTGCCAGTGACGATTTCGGCACGCGATACGAAGCGTGCAAAACGGACGCCGAGCGTCAGGCTCTGGTGCGGGAGAACCGTGCCGAGGCTCGCGCTTACCTCCGCAACCTCAACGCCAAGAAGTAACAAGGAGACCAGCAACATGAAGTCAATCTGGAAATTCATGACGCTCCTGTTCTCTGTGGTGCTCGCCTCCTTGGCGGCCATCACGCAGGACTGGGGAGTCTTTTCGCTCAAGCCCATCTGTCTGCACGCCAACAGCATCGACTCGAAACTGCAGCTGAACGTCGTTCTCGATTCCGCCATGGAGGCGTTCAAGACGATGCTCACTCCGCTCGCTCTGTTCAGTACAGCCTTCTATGATCAGCCGCTGCAAGGCACTGACAAGATCGAGGTTCCGTACTACCCACTCGAGACCGCTGCCTCGAAGGACTTCGACGGCACGTACAAGTTCGATGTGGGCACGGATACTCAGGTCAAGGAGCTCGCTGTGGACAAGCGCAAGTACCAGTCGCTCTCGTGGACGAGCTCGGAGCGTCGGCGTCAGCCCAAGCTGGACCCGGAGAAGCTGGGCCAGATCAAGGGTGCGAAGCTGGCGGAGGACGTCCTCGTGGACATCTGGAGCCTCGTCACTGTGGCTACCTATGGCACTGCGGCGTTCACTGGCATCGCTTCGGCGTTCGATGTGGATGACGTCATCGACATGGAGGCCAAGGCGATCGCTGCCAAGTGGCCTGTGCAGGGTCGTGCGATCATCACCAAGTCCAGCTACCTCGCTGAACTCAAGAAGGACATGAACGCCAGTGGCGGCATCGCTACGTTTGGTCGCGACGCCAATGGTGCTCAGCAGACCTTCCCGACGCTGTCTGGTTTCAGTTTCGCCACGAGCGAGGTGATCCCGGGCAACTCCTGCAACCTCATCGGTATGATGGTGTATCGTTCGGCCATCTTGGTCGGCTTCAGCCCGATCGAGCCGGATCCGCTCGTCATGGATGAGCTGTCCGACTATCAGGTGGTCACCGATCCGGACACCGGCATCACGCTCGAGTATCGGGCTTGGGGCAGTGCTGACACTGACACCGCCAAGCGTACGATCGAAGTCAACTACGGTCGTGCGGTCGGCGAGGTCGCCGCGCTGCAGCCGATGGTGTCCTCGTAATAGAGGCTGACCCAGATGAACCTCTTCATCACTCTGGCCCGCAAGGGTAAGGACTTCCAGATCCTCAACGGTCCGGAAGTCCCTTACAAGGTGCAGCGCGAGTTTCTGCTTGCGCTGCGCTACGGTAAGAAGACGGTGGATGCGGACGAAGTCCAGATGTGGTCCTCCAGTCAGGGTCGCATCAAGCGGTTTTCGCCCAACAAGGCGAAGATCCAGCACACCACGGTTAGCGAAAACGATCGAGTTCCCGCTGCCCCGGCTGAGGAGGCCAAGCCCTCTATCAGCCCGGTCGGCAAAACAGGCAAGACGGGCAAATCTGCCACCAAGGCGGCAAAGCCTGTTGAGCCATCAACCTCAGGAGAAGACCTGCTATCATGAGTGCTATCAAAACTATCGCGGCTGGCCACACCAATGCGGATGGCCTGCTGATCGGAATGACGGGCGAGAAGCTCGGGTTCCTCGGCGCGACTCCGGTCGTGCGTCCAGTCGGGGCTGGCCAAGCGGCTGTTGCCACCACTGGCGCGACCAATTCGACGCCTTACGGTTACACCACGGCTGCTCAGGCTGACGCCATCGTGACCCTCGTCAACAAGATCCGTACGGACCTTGTGGCGCTTGGGCTCATCAAGGGTGCTGCCTAACCTACTCTGGGTGACCAGCTAAACACTGGTCACCCAGACACTTTTCGACATGCCTCAAAAATTCTCAGCGTTGGCCATCGTAACTCCTCCTAGCGGAGAGCCTGTGTCGCTGACTGAGGCCAAGGCTCAATGTCGCGTTACCATCCCAGATGAGGATGCGTACATCACCTCGCTGATCGCTGTCGCTCGGGAGCGAGTGGAGGAGTTTACCCGTCGTGCTCTGATGGAGCAAGAGTGGGTGGCGAAGTATGCGGATTGGCCGTCTGATCGAGTGCTGATCATCCCTCGCCCTCCACTGGTGTCCGTGGATGCAGTCAAATACTGGGATTCGACTGGCACTGAGATCACGGTTTCAGCCAGCGACTACGTGCAGGACGTGGAGGATTTGTTCGGCGTGGTGCGATTGAAGGACTCTTTCGGCACCCCCAGTCTGTCGCCCGATCACCCCAACCCGATCAAGGTGGAGTTCACTTGTGGGTATGGAGCTGCAGAAGATGTTCCATCTCGAGCGAAACAGGCCATCATGATGATGGTTAACAACTGGTACGACAACCGCAACCCTGTGATCGTGGGCACGATTGCATCGAAGTTGCCCGATTCTGCGGGGACTCTGATGAAGTCTCTGAAGGTCTATGGAGTGTAATCCATGGCTCTTTCTTCCACCAAGCTTGACAGGCTGCTCACTCTGAAGTCCCCATCGACGACTCAATCGTCGTCTGGGGAATATGTCACATCGTACGCCGCAGCAGGTACAGCGTGGGCTTCGTGGGCTCCTATGAGCATCCAGAGCAGAGAGTACCAAGCTTCGATGGTGCTGAATGCGGAGACGTCTGGTATCTTTCGGATCCGTTTCCGCACTGACATTCGTCCCACGTGGAGGATCATACTGGCCGGGGTGACATACGAAATCCTATCCATCACGGAAGTCGAGAGACGAGCCTTTCTCGACATCGTGGTCAAGTCAGTTTCTGAAACTGTAACTGGGACTTCAGTGTCCCCCAACGCTGCATGACGACCACCAGACTCAGCCTCGTTCGAGGGGACACCGCAGTTTATGATTTCACTGTCTTGATAGATGGTGTGGCTGCGGACCTCACAGGGGCATCCATCTTCTTTACGGTCAAGGCGAAGATCACAGATCCAGATGCCAGTAAGAAGTTTCAAAAGACTCTTGGCTCTGGCATCACCTGCGCTTCTCCTGCCACTGGAGTGTTTCGTCTCACGATTTCTCCATCTGATACTTCGGGGCTCAACCCCAACATCATCTACGTCTGGGATGTCCAGATCAAGCTGTCCAGTGGGTCGATCGTGACCCCAGATGGTTTGATGGGGGATCTTGCTCTCGTGGCAGATGTGTACAACGCAGTCACCTAACCTTAGCACAGCACCAACTCCTAACTCACCATGGCAACATTCAACAAGTTCAATTCCTTCGTGGCTGACCTTGGGTTGAAGGCTCTGAACCTCAACACGGACACCCTGAAGATCCTGCTCACCAACACCGCGCCTGTCGCTGGTGACACAGTGGTGGACACCACTACTACTCCGTGTACTGTCAAGTCCACATCCAACGCTGCCGAGATCGCGGCTGGTAATGGGTACACCAAGGGCGGCAATGCGATCGCCTCTCAGGGATTTTCCCAGTCGTCCGGTGTCGCCAAGCTCATTGGTAACGCTGTGGTCTTCACGGCCACTGGAGCGGTGGGTCCGTTCCGCTATGCGGTGCTGTACGATGACAGTTCTGGCACGACGGCTACTCGCTCTGTGATCGGCTGGTGGGACTACGGTTCCAGCATCAGCCTCGCCAATGGTGAGACCCTCACTGTGAATTCCGCAGTTGCAGGGAACTGGGATGCGACGAATCCGATCCTTAGCATCACCTGATGGCCTCTAAAAACTTCCCGATCTCTGCGGTGGCCACAGCGCCATCCCCAGCCACCAGTGGCACTTCGCTGGTGGTTACATCGGGGCATGGTGCTCGGTTTCCGTCGGTACCATTCAAGGCTGTCATCTGGCCCACAGCTAGCAACCCTGATCCCAGCAACGCTGAGATCGTGACTGTTACCAACGTCAGCACGGACACTCTGACCATCACCAGAGCTCAAGAGAGTTCGACTGCACGTACTGTAGTGGTGGGTGATCAGATTGCAGCTGTGTTGACGGCTGCCATGTGGGACCTGTTGAACAGTCGGATCACTGACCTCATCCGCCAGTATCCAGTCTTCTTCAACGACTTTTTCCGTATAGACCAATCTCTAACTGGAGAGTGGTTTGGTTCTGCAATCGGTACCGGGGGCACCCTGATCGCATCTACACGGCAAACCACCAATCACCCCGGAGTTGCAATTTTGAAGTCTGGTTCGGCCAATTCTGGGTATTTCGTTGGGACGAGACACACAACTAGCAGTAGCTCTCCTGTACTCCCACTGTCTGGGTTGGAGGTAAGCGAGTTTGTCTTCAACATAGACACACTCACTAACGCCACTCTTCGCATAGGTTTTGGTGGTACCAATAACACAAGTGACTGGACAGATGGGTGCTACCTCGAAATCAGCAGCGCAGGTGTGGGCACAGGTAAAACTGCAGCGTCGAGCTCGCGTTCCTCCACTGGTACTACATACACGCTTTCTACCAACACGTGGTATCGGTTGGTTATCTCTGTCAACTCGAATGCGTCCACTATCACATTCGCCCTTTACAACGATTCTGGTACCCAACTGTGGACGAATACGTTGAGCACTAACATACCGACTGCTGCTGTTGGTATTTGTGTCAATGCATGGGAATCGGGTGGCGGCTCTCAGAATCTGCTTCACATGGACTTCATGGCTCTCTACTTTGGGAGAACGCTTACTCGATGAAACTCTACGTCTATAAACACCCTGACGCAGATACTTTGGCCCACTGCAAAGAGGTTGCAGATGACGCTCTGGCACCTGATTCTCCGTGGGAGTCGATGTCTCTGGAGGATTACACATCATGGTGCGCCACTGAGAGAGCCAATGGGTGGGTTCCTCCTGCAGCACCTGCGCTTGTTCCGGAGTTTGTGCGTTCTGCCCAACTGCGGCAGTGGTTGGTGGATCACGACATGTACTCGAGTGTGGAGACAATCCTCTCTTCCATCCCAGACCCCAAGGCGAAGGCTAAGGCCCAGCAAAGATGGGAGTATGAGATCAACTACCGTCGCGACGACCCTTTGGTGAACCAATTGGGAGCTGCGCTTGGTATGGACAGCTCTGACATCGATCAAGCGTTTAGAGAGGCTGAGGCTAATTACCAGTAATCCCTCATGTTCGGTGCGTTCCAACTCGGCAAGAACTACTTTGGGTCTGCTTCTCTTCAAGCAGGTGCAGCCACAGCGTACACCCTTTCTGGCGCAGCTGGCTCGTTCTCCGAGACTGGTGGTTCTGCATCGTTCCGTGTAACACGAGACCTGTCTGGCGCAGCTGGTTCCTTCGCCGAGACTGGTGGAGCCGCATCGTTCCTGCTCGGTAGGAGATTCCCTGCGTCCACTGGTTCCTTCGCCGAGACTGGTGGAGCTGCAGAACTTCGAGCCACTCGCCAACTCCGGTCATCCGCTGGTTCCTTCGCCGAGACTGGTGGAGCTGCTACTCTTACTCGCAGCAAATCGCTACAAGCTGCTGCTGGCGCGTTCTCTGAAACGGGTGGATCCGCTCAAGTTCGAGCCACTCGCCAACTCCGGTCATCCGCTGGTTCCTTCGCCGAGACTGGCGGAGCTGCGAACATCGCCAAGGGCAGGTTGCTGCAAGCTTCCGCTGGTTCCTTCGCCGAGACTGGTGGAGCAGCTTTGCTCAGAGCGGCACGCCGCTTGTCTGCTTCCACTGGCAGCTTCAGCGAGTCTAGCAATGGAGCCAGCTGGGTTTTCACTCGTATCTGGAAGACTTCGACTGGGTCGTTCCAGCTGACAGGTGGAGATGTGACATTCTGGTCTGGCCAGATTCGCACCAACTACGTCGGGTCTGTCACAGTGAAATTCGTGTACACTGGAACTGGTGCACGTGCTCTAGTTCCATCTGGTACGGTTGCCCAGAAACAGGTTCCAACGGGCAGCATTGTCCATGTGTAAAGCAAAGAGACAGCCAATCCTTCGCTTATCCCAGCAATCTGATTCAACTGCCTGCCTACTTTATCAAGCACACCAAACGGAATGCCGAGACGGCAGAAAAACCAAGGTCTCTGCTGATCCTCTTACCAACTTTGGACCGCAATAACAACCTCAACCCTGATTCAATATGGCTGCTCTAACTTGCACTGCTGCAAACGTCGCTCCCTCTCCGGGCGCAACTCGCATCGCTGGCCTCCTCGCTGGCGTGGCTATCACGGCTGGCCAGACGATCTACCTCGATCCGGCTACCAACACGTGGAAACTCGGTAACTCTGCGACCGCTCTGGGCGCTGCGATCCCACAGGCGATCGCGGGCAACACCGCTGGCGTTGGCCAAGTGGTGGATGCAATCGTGAAGGACGACGACTTCACCCATGGTTTGACTGGTGTGGTCGCCTGCGACACCCTGTGGCAGCATCCCTCGAACGGCGCTATCACTCTGACTGCGGCTGACAACGTCAGCACCAACTTCGTCACTCTGGTGGGTATCGCCAAGAGCGCCACGAAGGCTCGCATCAACTTCCTTGCTGCTGGCGTCGCCAAGTAATTCCATGCGCACGCTCCTCTCTATCGTGCTGTGTCTGGGGCTGGTTGGGTGTTCTTCGCCTACCAGCTCTGGCTGGAAGTTCTACAACCCCACGACGTGGTTCAGTGGTAGTGCTGGCCGAGCCTCTGCCAAGGTCGAAGAAAAGATCGACAAGGCGCAGGACAAGGCTTCAGTGGAAGCGCAGAAGTCTGCCCATGTGACTCAATTGGCGCTTATGACAGCTCCTCAATCGAGGCAGGTGGATGTCGCTCGTAACTCGAACGATAACACAGTGGCCTTGCTTGATCAGATGAATGGAGGTTTGTCCGCCGATGTGATCAATGCTCTGAAGGAGCAGGTTCGATTGCTAACGAGCGATCTCGCGGAAGAGCGAGCTCGTGGTGAAGCACAACGACTGGAGTCGCAGAAGAAAGTGGACAGCGTGTCCAAGGAACTGACAGAGCTCGCCGCTCTGAAGAAGAAAACAGACGCTGCCCTAGCCACATCGTTTGAACGGGAAAACGCTCTGGCCAACGAGCTCAGAAACGAGCGTTGGTGGAGCTGGTTTTATCGCATCGCTGGTGTTACTCTGGTCATACTGATTGGGGCTGCCTACTTGTATGTCCGTTTGACGATCGGTGGTCTTCCCACTGCATTGACGGGTGCACTGGCAGATCTGAGACAGTCCGCTCCAGATGTAGCAGAGAAACTCACATCTGTACTCGACATCCACACTACGAGATCTGAACAAGCTCTCATCCGAGCTCTGTTGGCGAAAAGGAAATGAACCTATGTCCGCGCATCAACCGAACATCCCACCTCATTGTCCCCTCGCCGAGGAAGAGCTCCACTACCTCAGGAAACACATGAAAGACGGCAACGTCATCGACATCGCAGGCAGCAAAGTGAGGACATCCTTCATGGTGTTCTTATCAATCATCGCGACTGCAGCTTCGATGGGCGGCATCTGGTTTGTCCTTCAGAAGAGAGTGGACGACAATGCTATGCAACTGGCTAATCTGGTCTCTGCCCCAGAGACCATTCGTCGTTTGGCTGCTGAAAACGAGCGACAGGAGAAGGCCATCGCAGAAGTTTCTCGTCAGACCTCTGGGGTCAACGAGTTGCTCATTCGTATCGATGAGCGTACCAACCAGACTGCCAAAGATGTGGCAGAACTGAAGGCTCGTAAATGATGACCCCAGCGGCACTGTTCAACAAGTTGGCGGCCAACGCTCCACTCGTGGCGTTGGTTTCCACTCGTTTCACACCCAGCCCCAAGGCGAATATGTTGGCACCATACATCATATGGGCCAGAGTTTCGTCTGACCCGATGACCACGATGGGGGAAGCAACGGGCAATCAGTTTGACCTCATCCAGTTCTCCATCTTTGCGGTTACTTTCGATGCAGCCGAATCAGTAGCCAATGCCCTTATCGCTGCACTTGACAATCAAGCGTTGTCCACTGGAGACTCTCCCACCTTCCAAGGTCGTCGCGACATGGGGATGGACACAGTGGAAAACCTGTACCGTATCGATGTGGATTTTCTCGTTTAGTCAGGCAACCTCAACACAGTAATCACCATGGCAAAATACAAAGCAAAAGGTGTTATCGTCAAGGCTGGGCTTTCGGCCAGCCCCACCGCTGTCGCTTCTCAGATGGCGGAAGTTTCGTTCAACCTCGGAGATCGGTCGCTGATCGATGTTACGACCCATGACACGACCAATGTCAAGGACTACATCGACAGTGGTCTGCGTGAAACCCCGGAGTTGGATCTTACCCACGTGTACGATCCAGACGATGCGGTACACGAGATCATCCGCGCTGCGCACGCAGCTGGTACGCTCCTGTACGTCACCCTGATTCTGCCCAACGCTGGTGCGGCTCAGTGGGTGCTGTCGGGTATCGTCACCTCGTTCAACATCCCCAGTGCTGCCCCCGGTGGCTCGCTGCAGATGTCGTGGAAGTTCAAGGCGACGTCTGTTGATTCTTACACCCAGTAACCACCATGAGCACCTCTCCGTTCATGATCTCCCTCAATGGGAAGAACTATCCGATCGCTTGGACTCGAGGCTCGATGTTCCGGGCGGATCTGTTGGGGTTGCCCGAGCGTCTGGCCACAGGGAAGACTGGTTACTCGACCCTGTGCCAGATGATTTGGGTCATGCTGGACAAGAAAGGCCGACTGGCCTTCCCAGATGCAGAAGATATCGCCGAGGTCCTCCCAGTCGAAAAGGCCATCGAGAACTGGGCTATCGTCCTGAAAGCCTACAACGCAGGTGAAGGGGTGGAGGATTCGGAAGCAAAAAAGCCCACAGGCGACAGCGGAGCTGGGCAGCAGTCGAGCTAGGACTGTCCGCTGACGCCTATGAAGAACTCAGTCCAGCAGACTGGCGAGCTCTCGTCAAGGCTTGGCAATCCAAGCAGTGGCGAGAAGAGTCGAGGTTTGCCAAGCTCATGTACCTCGTCTCGCGGGTCGCAGGCGCGGATGTTGAGCTTGAGGAGTTTCTCCCCCCACTGGAGGATGAGCAGCCTGAAAAGCGTGTTGACACAGGTCAGCATGCACTGAACATCTTCCTCAAAGCAAATGCTCGAGCTAAAGCTAACCGGGGCTGACGACCTAAACAGGGCCATTGCGAAATTGCCCGATAGGCTGTCTAAAAATGCCGCTTTCGAGGCATTGGTGATAAGCCTACAGCCTATGGTGAAAGCGGTGCGAGAAAATGCTCCGAAGCGGCAGGGCAACCTGAAGGTTAGCATTGGTGTGAGGTTGCGCAGGTATCGTGGTGGTCGAGTGTTGTATGGTGTCATCGGTGCGCGACTGATGGACTTCCCTCTTGGACATGGGAAGAAAGCCAGTCCGTACCGATACATCCATCTGGTAGAACGCGGCCACTGGTCTGGCAAGGGCAAGAACAAGGTCTTTGTCAAGGGTCCCGGCTTTGGCTTCATGCGCAAGGCATGGATGTCTCAGAGTCGGAAGACCATGAATCAGTTCCGCAAGATCTTTGGAGACAAGCTCCTCATCGAGATTGCAAACCGTCGTAAGCAAACCAAATACACATGAACGAATCAGTTGGCAGTCTGAACATTGAAGTCACTGTGCAGCTTGCGAAGATGCAAGCACAGTTCGACGACATGCAGAAGAAGATCGGCACACTGAACAACAAGGTTCGGTCACAGTTTGCACAGATGAGTAAGGGTGTGGGGGATCTGGTCAAGAACATGATCCCTGCTGTGTCGGTCGCTGCACTCGCGTCGTTTGGCAAGTCATTGATCGAGATGGGCAGCCACATCAACGACCTTTCGATCGAAGCCGGAGTGGGTTCAGATGCGTTTCAAGCACTGGCTCTCCATTTCATGGACAGCGGTGTCTCCATGGAGGACCTCACCAAAGCTTTTGTCAAGCTGAGGAAGGCCACACAGGAAGCTGTGGAGGGTAACAAGCAGCTCAAGGACGCGTTCTCCACTCTGGGGATAGACCCGGTTAAACTTCAGTCGAAGGCTCTTGAGCAGCAGCTGGAGATCGTGGCTATCGCCATCGTCAACGCTACTGACCAGAACAAGGCTTTCAATGCAGCACTGGACATCTTGGGAGCGAAGACGGCTCCTAAGCTTCTCCAGTCGTTGCGAGAGCTGGGTGTGGAGGGGTTCGACAAGATCGCAGAGAAGACCAAAGGTGTCACTCTGACCCCAGAGCAACTCAAGACCCTCGACGATGCAGGCGATAAACTGGCGCGCATATGGATGTACACCAAGCTGATTGCTGCCAAGGCGGTGTTCGGCGGTCCAGGTTCCATCGTGAAGATGCTTCAGGAGCTCGATGAGACCAAGATCAAACCGTGGGTCGCTTCGTGGGATAACCCCGGCAGTGGCGGTGGGGATGTACAGTCTGCCATCCGTCGCGCTGGAGTGGAGAATCGCAATCGGGCAGCTCAGGCTGCAGCTCAAGCCGCGAAGCTCCAATCTGTGTCCCCTGTGGAGTACAAGTCACAGGGCGATCTGGGGCTGCTCCCCACTGCAATGGCATACACCATCGAGAATGCGCCACTGGTGAAGCTCCGGATGGATGAGATGGCTAACAGCTACCAGACACTCGAAGGCAAGGCCAAGGCTTCTGCCCTGACGATGAAGATGGATTTCGAGGCTCAAGCTAGGAGCTCTGCCCTGACTCAAGAGCAGATCAATCGCCAACTTGAATTGGCTGACAGTTACAAGCAACTGGCCGATCCTACGATCGTGTACAAGAATCAGCTCATCGAGATCAATCAGTTGCTACAGCAGCATCGGTTGACCTCGTCTGAAGCCGCAGCAGCCACCGAGAAAGTTAAGCTCGCGATGGAGAAGACTAATCAGGTGGCCATGGAGATGGGCTGGGCTTTCTCGTCTGCATTCGAGGACGCTATCATCTCAGGTGGTAAGCTCTCCGATGTCCTCAGAGGTCTGGCGCAAGACGTCCTTCGCATCGCTATTCGAGCGGCCATCACAGCCCCGATCGGTAACTGGCTCGGTGGAATCTTCGGTGGAGCACTGGGCATCAAGACAGCTCCCGGCCATGCAGCTGGCGGTCCGGTTGATGCGGGTATGCCTTACATGGTGGGCGAGCGTGGCCCAGAGCTCTTCGTGCCCAGCGCTGGTGGTACGATCATCCCCCATGGGGCGACCAACTCGGCTACCAGCGCCAAGGGTGGGGGCACGTACTACATCGACGCCAGAGGAGCCGATCGCGCTGGCCTTGCTCAACTCTCTGCCACCATCGCCAGAATCAACGGCACCATCGAAGCTCGAGCAGTACAAGCGGTGTACAACGCTCGTCGTCGTGGGGCCATGGCTTCCTACCCATGATCACCTACCCAATCTCGCTCCCATCGACGCCTGCGTTCCAGCAGATCACGCTCAAGCCTCGATCGGCGGTCAGCAGCTCAGTCTCTCCCATGACTTTCACTCCTCAGACCTACGTCTGGGGGGGTCAAGTTTGGTTTGCGGATGTGTCGCTCCCACCGATGAAGCGGGCAACAGCGGAAGCGTGGGTAGCTGCCATTGTCTCGTTGAACGGACTGGAAGGGTCATTCCTTCTCGGCGACACAGCTAACAAGTCCCCTCGTGGCGTGGGCACGGGGACTCCACTGGTGAACGGCGCAGGACAGACTGGCTATGATCTGGCCACCGACGGCTGGACCATCAGCCAGACTGGCATCTTGAAAGCGGGCGACTGGATCCAGCTAGGAACTGGCACGTCGTCTCGTCTGTACAAGGTAATGGCTGATGCGAACTCCAATGGTTCGGGTCAGGCCACTCTGACGCTGTGGCCCAAGCTGCGGTCTAGTCCAGCAGACAACGCTGCCATCGTGGTCACATGGCCCAAGGGCAAGTTCATGTTGGCTGGAGATTTCGACTGGTCTATGGATGCACTGAAAACGTATGGCCTGTCCTTTCAGGCTGTGGAGGATCTTCGCCCATGAGCAGAGGCCTAACGGTTGCTGTCAAGAACGCAACTGCAGCTGGGGTTGTTTACCCAGTGCTGTTTGCTTTCCTCGATTTCGCAGGTGGAGCCATGTACCTGTGCACTCACATCCAGAACATAGTGTGGAACTCTAACACATGGACTGGACTGGGAGATTTTGGTAAGATCTCTCCAGTGCAAGAGACTGGTTCTACTCAAGCCAATGGGCTGACCTTTTCCCTCTCTGGTATTCCATCGTCCTTGCTAGGGGAGGTGCTGGTGACTCGGTCGAGAGGCCGCACAGCTACCCTCTGGCTGGGGTGTTTCGACGCGAGTGGGAACCTCTTGGCAGACCCGTTTCAACTGTGGAGCGGACGGATGGACCAGCCTGTCATCATTGATTCTGGCGACAAGAGCGAGATCAATATCTCTGCGGAGTCCCGCTTGGCTGACCTCGGTCGTTCGAGAGAGCGAAGATACACTGACGAGGATCAAAACGCTTTCTTCCCGGGGGATACCGGGCTGGAGTTTGTGGCGCAGCTGCAGACGAAAGAAGTCGTCTGGGGGAAGGCTGATGCTGCTCTCAACCAACCAGCTTCTGGCGGTGGCGCTGGCAGCGGTGGGTACATCGACCACGAGCTCTCATGACCCGCTTAGAAAACTGGCCCACTCTGCTGGCGGACTACATCGAGTCTCGCAGACCTACCTCCTTCACATGGGGAGAGAACGACTGCTGCATGTTCGCTGCAGATGGAGTCAAGGCTGTGACGGGAGTGGATCTTGCCAAAGGGTTGCGCAGGTACCACACCAAGATCGGAGCTGCTCGCATCTTGAAGCAGTGTGGAGGAGTCCGCGGTGTTCCGTCCCATGTGGGGTTGAAAGCCCAGCCGATTACCATGGCCAAGAGAGGCGACCCGGTCCTGATCACCATGCCAGAGGGGGACACCTTGGGGCTTTGCCTAGGTGCTCGATCTGCATTCGTAACCCCAGATGGACTTACCTTCTGGCCCACGCTCAATTGCTCTCACTCGTGGAGCTTAGACCTCTAAACCTCTATGCCTGCAGCAATCAATTTCGTCATCGCTAAAGTGGCTGTCTGGGTCGCCAGCACTATGCTGTCGGCTGGCTTTTCTGCGGCAGCTGCAGCGGCCACCATGAACTTCATCATCTACAACGGGATGAGGTTCATCGTCATGGCTGCGCTGATCGCTGGTTCCACAGCATACAATCGGGCCCAGATGAAGAAGGCGATGGCGTCGCTGAATGCTTCGTTAGACACATCAAGGAATTTGTCGGTCAAGGAGCCAGCAGCCACTCGTAAGATCGTGTATGGCACCACTCGGATCGGCGGCACCGTGGTGTATATGGCCACGAGTGGAGCGACAAACGAGTACCTGCATCTGGTAGTCTGCCATGCCGGCCATCAGTGTTCTTCCATCGATGGGTATTGGCTGGGGGATGATGTGGTTACGATCGATGGGTCCGGCAACGTGACCAGTGGGAAATACGCTGGGTTGTGCCGGATCAAGCCTCATCTGGGAGCGGACTCTCAGACTGTGGATACTGATCTGTCTTCTGAGGTGGCTGAGTGGACTTCGACGCACAGACTCCGTGGGGTGTGTTACACCTACTGGAGATTGAAGCACAGCCCAGATGTGTTTGTGTCCGGTCTTCCCAACCCTAGTGTCCTGTTGTCTGGCAAGCTTGTGTACGATCCCAGATCGGCCACGACAGCGTGGAGCAACAACCCTGCCCTTTGCATCAGAGATTATCTCATGGATGCCTCTCTGGGACTGGGAGCTCTTTCTGCGGAGGTGGATAATGCGGCGGTTATCACAGCGGCCAACATCTGTGACGAGTTGGTGAACCTCAATCCATCTGGCACAGAGAAACGGTACACCTGCAACGGTATCATCGACACTGCGGGTCAGCCCGGAGGCATCATCAACGAGCTCCTGTCTTCTATGGCAGGCATCTGCCCTTATGTCTCTGGCAAGTTCACGATGCGCGCCGGAGCACACACTGCAGCCGTCCTCACTCTGACAGAAGACGATCTGACTGGGCCCATTTCTGTGTCCTGTGGAGACCCACTCTCTGAATGCTTCAATGGCGTCAAGGGTGTGTATGTCTCATCGAAGAACAACTACCAACCGTCTGACTTCCCGCCAGTGGTGAATTCCACATACACGACGGAAGATGGTGGGGTGCGCGTCTGGAAAGACATCCAGCTCCCCTTCACAGACAGCAGTGCGACGGCGCAGCGTCTGGCCAAGATCGAACTCGAGAGGAGCCGCCAAGACATCACAGTGGATTTCCCATGTAAGTTGACCGCCTTGAACGTCTGTGCAGGAGAGGTGGTGGCTCTGACGATCGCTCGATACGGGTGGAGCAGCAAGCTGTTCGAGGTTGTCCAGTGGGGATTTTCGGCCACCGACGATCAACCTCCTACTTTGGGCATCAAGATGGTGTTGCGCGAGACCGCTGCTGGAGTGTGGGATTGGGCCAGTGGAGAGGAGACCACTGTGGACCTTGCGCCCAACTCCACTCTGAGAGACTATCGCACGGTGCTGACTCCAGCTGGCTTGACCCTTTCCACTCTGAGTTTCTTCCAGCCAGATGGTACCAATGTGCCCAGACTGAAGGTCGTCTGGAACTCTCCCGGCGATGTCGCCATTTTGCAGGGTGGCCGCGCCCAAGTGGAATACAAGAAGACAGCCGACTCCACGTGGCTCATCTGGAACCCATACTGCCGTGGTGATGCGACAGAGGAGTACATCCTCGATGTGCAGGCCAACGTGGCGTACGATGTGCGCGTCCGATTCGAGAACATCCGTGGCGTCAGTGGACCCTACGCTACTCAGACCAACTACACAGTGGCGAAGGACACGACAGCTCCCGCTGCCCCCACTGGTCTTTCCGTGGTCGTTGGCACTGGCAAGTCTCTCGCTCTGAAATGGACTGCCAACACAGAGGTGGATCTGTTTGAGTATGGCATCTGGAGGTACACATCGAACACGCCTGCCAGTGCGGTCAAGATTGCAGAGACCAGATCGACTACCTATGTGGACACGGCTGTCACACCCGGCCAGATCTACTATTACTGGGTGACCGCCATCGACGCGTCTGAGAACGAATCTTCCAAATCTGCTACTCCAGCCAGCGGCACCCCAGTAGGAGCGGCACCGTTGCCTGTCACACTGGTGGCCGGGGCGAACGTCCAGCTGACAGGTTCAGACTCTGCTCAGAAGGTTAGCGGCAGCAACACTGCGTGGGATGCAGGGTTGTATGGATCCGAATCGTATTCCAACGGCTGCCAGCTCACCTTCCGCTCGGGCAATCCTTCGGCTCTCTGCGGGTGCGGCATCACGACCAACAACCCTGCATCAAGCAACGGTTATTCAGACATCTCCAACTGGATTTTCGTGTCGGCCACTAGTGTGGACGTGTATGAGAACGGATCGTTTGTGCAGAACATCTATGGCGCTGGCATCCCGGCCACTGCTCTGTTTTCTATCACGTACGATGGGCTGTGGATCCGCTACGCTATCGATGGCGTGGTGTACCGCAGGGTGCTGGCTACCACTGGTCTGGGGTTCAAGATGGACGCGTCTTTCTACACTGTGAATGCAGTGTTGCAAGACATCAAGTTTTCTCCGATGGGCCAAGCCACTGGTGGGGTGAACTCGTCTCCAGCTACCAACCCCGGAGCGGCCACTCTGAACAGCTCTGGAGTTTACAACAGCGGCGATGGTACTGTGCTCAGCTACCTGAACATCAATGTGCCTGCGCTGCCCACCTCTCCGATCGGAGCCGCTTACCAGAATCTGCTGTATCGTAAGACTGGAGGCAGTGCTGATTGGATGGTGGGTGCTCAGCTGACCAATACTTCTGCCACCACTATCAGATTGGACGACCTCTCTCCTGGCGTAGCGTACGATGTGGCGCTGCAAGCCTTTTCCCAGTTTGACATACCGAGCTCTGTGGTGGCGGCAACCTCGTCTCCGTTCACTGCTCCCACCAAGTCCTCCGCTTCTGCCAATCCCACTGGCGTGGCTGCTTACGCACCTAGCAGTTCCAATCTGGTCAAGCTAGTCATGGACAGTGGCTATCGCATGTACAGCGGAACTATCAAGTGGACGGACAGCACTGACAAGGACGTGATTGGGTACGAGTTTGGTATCAGCGGAACAGCCGCCACTCCTCCTTCGTCTGTGGCGTTCTACGTCCCACAGGGGACAGGCAAGTACCAGTACGACACTTACACTCTGTCCGCCCAGTATCTGTGGTACAGAACGCGCAACAGTTCAGGCATCGCTGGCACATGGACTGATTCCGGCTACAACATGAATGGCTATGTCGCCATCCCTGCGAACGACATGGTGGAGCAGTCCTCCACAGATGTCAAGGTCAGCGGCATCAAGACCGGGGCAGCTGCAGCGAGTTCAGTCCGTCAGGTGGTGGCCCGGTTTCAGACCACAGCCGTTGCCACACTGGCTGGTGGTGCCTTGACAGAAGAGTTTTCTGTCTCGCTCACCAATCGTGGGTTCACCACCAAACCGGATATCGGCATCGTGGGCGTTTCATCTGACCCCAACATCAAGGCCGATTACAATTGGGACAACGCGAGCAACAGCAGCACCGTGGCCTATGTCCGGTGCACCACCCTCGATGGGACCAACCTTCCCAACGCAGCTGTCCGCTTCAACATCGAATTCATCCAATACGCATAATCATGGCTCTCCAAAAACAGTTCACTCTCCCCAATGGGGTCACTGGCAACTACATCCGCGTGGGCACTTACATCGTGGACCGTATCACTCGGGAAGCTTCGATCTGCTTCATGCTCCACACCAGCGCAGCCTACGCTTCTGCTGAGCCCATCTGTATGATCGCCAAGCTCCGCCTCAATGGAACGAAGTTCGATCAGTACCTTGGGGCAGATGTCCTCGAGGAAGCTACCACTCTCGCTCAGTTCTACACCGCTGCCAAGGCTGAAACTCTCCTCGCTGGCGCAGGCTTGACGGTGGTCAACCTCAATGACGCCATCGACGTTTAATCCCATGTACAAGATCAAAGCCATCATCGCCATTCTGTTCAATCGTCCCATGTCTGCGCCCACGATCTTAGATCGTACAGCGCTGGTGAAGACACTCGAGATCAAGGCCCAAGGAGCCGCTCTGACCGCTACCAACTTCCCCAAAGAGGCTTATCCCGAGGCCTATGGTACGTTCCATGGACGGGAGTGGGCGTTCCGCGAAGCGATCATCGAGGTGCAGAACGCTGTCTGACCCTTTGCTATGGATGGTTGAGGAGAGGCGACCATCGAGAGCGACAACAACCCCTGCAGCAATGTGGGGGTTGCTTGTTTTCGGGCAAGAGAAAGCCCCAAGAGGCAATTCAGCACCCTTGGGGCTATCAGCTATCAGGCAGGTGTCTCGTTTTGCCGAGACGGCAGAAAGACCTAGCCTCTCTTGCCTGCGGGATCAGGGTACTCCTGCTCAATAACCATTTCAAGGTAGTGAATGGCCTTGAGCAGATCCTCCTTCCCATTCTTCTCCCGGTGGCGGCAGATGTACTTGATGGCAGCGGCCTCACCCCATGGGATCCGATTGACCTGACAGAAGGTGAAGTGCTGTATCTTCATCCCTTTGTAGTGGGTGCCACCCACCTGCTTCTCCATGGCCGACTTGGAAGAAAGGAGATCCTTCCTCATCTGGGTTTGAGCTGGAGTGGGGCGAGCCCACGCGATCTGTTCTTCTCTGGTCTTCTTCATGTTCCCTCCTCTGGGGTTAGCGACCCGCCGAACTGGTTGTACACATCGAGAGCGCGGGTCAGGTACACGATGGGTATGTGATCCTTGAACTTGTCGATGGCCGTTCTGAACGACTGACTCCAACGGTCCTTGATCAAGGTGCCTCGCTCTTCCTCGCAGCACCAGATGAAGCCTTCGAGGGTATCAGCCAGCTTCAGGATAGCAGTGTCCGCGAGGGTGAGGATCTGAGGCTCAAGCAACAGGTGGTCATATCGGGCTGCGGTCTCCAACCGTTCGAGGTGGGACTTCAGATCGGGGTTGGCACGCTTGGCGTTGAACGGGACATCGCCTGTGTAAAGCTCCGCTGCATCATGCATGACAGCTTCGAGGATGAGATCGCGAGAAGCGTCTCCACCTGTGATGTACAGCACGATCATCAGAACTCCCCACTGGTGGGAGCCCAACGACTGGGGACTTACCATGGGTGCAGCATGGTACCGGGTGACACGTCCCGACTCGAGGGTGTTGACCAGACGAGTGGGGGTGACGTTGAATGTAGGCACTGTGGTGATCATGTGGTGGTCGTGGGGTCGAAGAAGCGACGGGTGATCCAAGCTTGGCAGGCCACACGCCAGTCGTCGGCGGCCACTTGTTGCAGATGGTTGTTGATCTCGATGGAGCCAACCGTTTTGCTCTTGTACATCTGCCATGCGTCGAACATAGTGACAGCATCCATCATGTACATGTTGTCAGCTTTTCCCAGCAACTGCTTCTCTTGGATGGCGTTGTGAGCCCGCATGAGGAACTGATCCGCTGCTGCATCCCAATCCCACCTGTGACGTGGCGATGGGAATAGCGGCAGAGATCTCACTTGTCCTTTCGAGTACGGGTCTTCGACCTTGGCGTCTTGCAAGGCCTCCCACTTGGGGTTGTCCATGTACACATGGAGGTTGTTACTGAAGTGCCACCACTCTCCGCATTCGATTCCGAGGCTCAAGGCCACGTACTCTTGGATCATAGACAGATGGACGATGTTGGCACCGGACACACCTCCCCAGATGGCGTCGTTGGAACGGTTGACGCTGGTCATCGTCAGCCTGTTATCCCGCACAGCGAACATCAGCAGCAGGTTACAGGCCTTGTCTTTCGTCCGTCTGGTAAGGTCCTCTGGATTCCAGATGAGAGCCACTTCCTGACGGCTGTCCGGGAACACAGACAGGTTGCGGATGATAGCGTTGAGTTGGTCGCCCCACGTCTTTCTCAGACGAGTGCCATAGAAAGCGTTCTGGGTGAGTCCATCGTCGCTGTAGTTGAGCATGTTGGCTGCGAAGTAAGCCAGCAGCTGGATGTTGTTCCAGTTGGCAAGGATCGCCAGAGCCTCGATGTAGTGGAAGAATGGGTTGGCGTTCCGCACTGGGCAGAAGTTGACCCGTTCTGTGGGGTGTGTCAGCTCGATGGTGACTGGTCCATCGATGCGTAGCACACGACCGTTTCGACTGATGTCCGGCATCCCATGCTCCTTGAGGATGGAGTAGATGCGCGGCTGCAGCGTGTTGGTATTTCTGGATGTGATTTCCATGTTGTTGGGTTATGGTTGGAGGGAAGGTTTGTAGTGGCGGAGGGTAACTTCTTTCCCTTCCGCTAGTTGGGCTCTCGCTCGCTCGTGCTTATCGAACTCACAGAAGGTGTTGGCTAAGTTGTTCGGGTCTTGGAAGTAGAGCTTGACTTCGCTGGACAAACCACGCTTGTAGTGGCACGCCCAGTCGCGGATCTCCAGCAGCATCTCTGTGAACTGCTGGTCAGTTCCATTGGCCATGGGGTCCTTACCATAGAACCGATTGATCCCACGACGAGTGCCCGGTCCACACAGGATGAAGGTGCGCCAGTCGAGGAACAGGAGCTCCGCCAGTGCCATGTCAAACTCGCCTCCCCATGGGACATAGCGGAGGTCTGCGCATACTTGGTTTGCCAAGAATGGGCCGATGCCGCAGACACCCATCATGGCCTCGGCGATCTCCTTGAAGTACATCATATCTGTGAAATCGATCTGCTGGAGACCGTCACAGACATCCTGCACCCAGAAGGTGATCATGTCCACTCCACGACGACTGACCGGAGGATGGGGAGGCATCATGTACACTCCACGCATCAGCTTGTTACCTTTCTTTTGGTATTCATCGAGGACCTTGATAGCAGTAGCAGAATCCTCCAGTGGGCATACCTGCCTCAGCGTAGCTGGGTCGTTGAAGATGCGACAGAACATCATCTGGCGCACCATGAAGTTGAGTCCGCGAGAGTGGAACGGCACACGGAAATTCTCGTGGATGAACCGAGTGACAGCGTCATGTTCTCGGTTGATGTTGCAGAATCGGTGCTTGGCCAAGATGGGGTCATCAGACACAGGGGTGATACCCTTTGCCTTGTTGAGCCTCATCTGTTCTCGCGCCTTGATGAACGCGATCAGTCTGTCTGGTGTCTGGGGGATCATAGGAGTTTGAACTCAGCGGGGAGCTGGAGGAGGTCGATGATCAACTCATAAGCCTCGTCTCGCGAGACCTCGGCAACTGGAACGCCAGCTGCCTTGAGCCGATCGTTGGTGCCGATGTTGTTCTCGAACTTCGAGATGGTGTTCTTGGGGTCCACTGGCTCCCACACACCACGTTCAGCACGGCGCATGTTGATGCTTTGTACGCAGATGTCGATGGGGGTGTTGAGGCTGATCACCTGCACATCGTGCCAACGGTTGTGGCGCTCGATGAGACGAGGGTGTTCCGCACAGAGCAACACACCTTCGTTGATGATGTCCATATCTTGATCGTGGAGGTAGTCAATCAGCGCATAGACCTCATCGAAAGAGGAGATGGTGTCGCAGCCTCCACATGCGGTCTCGTAGTGGCCGAGCACCGCGAGTGGACGCTGTTTGGGACCCTTGGTGAGTTCGTACCAGTAGGGCTGCTTGCGTTTCTCGATGTACATAGGAGTGCGGAACGTGTACAGGTCCATAATCCTGCGAACGAGAGTGGACTTTCCGGTGCCACTGGTACCTCTGATGGATATGATCATTTGGATTGTGGTTTGAGGTTGCGACTGAAACGCTTGCGCATGCGAGCGAGATACTTCAGGTGATGGTGGCGCAGTTCCACCCCATGGGTTTCGAGGTGCTGTTTGAGCACGGTAGCTGGGTTCTTAGATGGAGTTTTCATCGCACCAGAGGTCGAGTTCAGTTTTCAGTGGACAGTCATGCATGAACTCCATGGTGTCGAGGAACATGGAGAACTTGCTTTTGTCCACCTTCGAATGGAGAAGCTCAGGATGCACACACTCGTTGCGAGCGTCCCAGAGTAGTTGCCAGTTGATACCGGGCCAGTTCATCGCTGCGGTCTTCTCGATGTCCTCGGCTTGGCGGTCGAGGTAGAAGCCCAGATACCGACCTTGTTCTCGTCTGAAAAGCTTCTTGAAGCTGCAGCAGGCGGTCTCCATGGAGAAGTAGTCTGGCCTGACAGGTAGTGTGGGGAGCAGTGGCAACTGAGCCGCTCGGGTCAACAACCGTTCCGCCCCAGCGTCGAGGAAAGCCAGCATCTCTGGTGTAAACTTCTGCCCTCTCGATGCCCAATGATCCTGACCCAAGGCGTAACACAGGCCAGCGCGGTGCGTTGCGCTCGCATCGAATTCGAGCATCAGCGATGTCGCTTCAATCGGTAGTGCGGTGACTTCCTTGAGAACTTGGAGGTAGAACCACGCTGTGTATCTGCCGAACTTATAGAAGTGCTTGAGGATGTGGTCCCACAGTACGTGGAATCCCACTTGGGGATCGCATCCTTCAAGCCTTCGCTGGAATGCAACTCGCTGTGAATCTTCTCCAACAAATTCCTGATAGCTGGAGAAGGTTTCACCCAGACGACCACGTAGCCACTTCTGGTCCTTCTGGTACGGCAGTCGGGCTCGATTGGCAAAAGACCAATCGCTAATACGATGGAGCGGAGCGTTCTCATAGTCTGGGAACTCGTTGAAGATCACCCACGCTGTTGGCAGATGGTAGGTGTTAGCGTAGATCCAGCAGAACCAGAACTGCTGTTCGATGTTGAGCTCCATCCGCTGAATCACATACTTCATCATGAAGATGGAGCTGTCGCAGTCGTGGGTGAGCAGCTGCTGCACCCAGTAACGCAGAAAGATGTCCTGTCTGGTCTTCACTTGTCGTAGCGGAGGTGTGGCCCACACATCAGGTCTTCGATGTCCTTCAGCGTGGCAGGCTGGTTGAAGATGGCACCGTTCTCTCCACCAGCGTTGCGCACTGCACCCGGTATGGTGGAAGGCCACTCCTTCTCGACGATGGGCGTGTCCACAATGACCTCGTGGTTCACCGTCATGCCCCAGAAATGGTCCCCCATGGAGTTGTGCATGCAAGCCCCAGCCCAAGAACCAGCGAGGCTTCGCATACGCACGCACCCAGCTTCGATGGCGAGGTTGCGCACATGGAGACCAAGAGCCTTGGCATTGCCCTGAAGCCTGCGCTGTGGAGTGGTGTACGCTAAGAACCAGTTGGCATATGGCTCCCAGACGTTCTTCTTGCGCTTGCCAAACTTCGTCATGTTGAAGCTGACAATGACATCGCCTTCCACGATGGCAAAAGCCCGAGCACCCCAGAAGGCACACAGACCGATCTGACGGACGATCTCCCTCGAGGGGTTGTCCACAGTGTTGAGGTCCAGCTCCTTCATGTAGGTAGCCAAGACAGTTGGATCTAGTTCGATGATGTTCATAGGAGGCATTTCAGATTCTCTGCGCCGAACAGCAGTTCAGCCGATTGGAGGTCGAGTTCATCCACAGGGAAGGTTTCCTGCACATCCCCAAGGTGGACGATCTCGGGTTTGTAGTCCATCTCGTTGGTGCGGGCCACGATCCCAGATGGGAAGAGATCATAGACTTTACCAGCTGGAAGCTGGCGAACCGTTTTTACTCCAGAGCGAAGGAGTGCGTCTTGGGTGGATGCAACCACCGTGTAATCCTTACCTCTGCCCCACCAGAGTGGGCGGTCAGTGTTACGGTAGCACAGCAGTTCCCCCTCGTTGAGCTCGCAGCAGGCGAAAGATCCGGGCATCCTTCCTCTCTGGCCTGTCAGAGCGAACATCAATGCAATCTCTGCATCGTTGGCCGTCTGGTAGTCCATTAGATCGGCTGCGGGCCAATCACATGGGAGCTCTTGACTGATCACCCCATTCATGACGACAGCGGTCCCCTCTCGCTCGATGGGTTGGTTCCACGCGAGGTCGCTGGTGGAGTACCGGGTGTGCCCAATCAGAGCGAGGGGGAATTGTGGGTCCGGGAGCAATTCATCCAGCGAGTAGAGCTGGAAAAACGCCTCCGCTGGGATGGGCTCAATTACCATACCCAGTCCCATGTGTAAGGATTGAAAGGCCAACCCAGTTGCATGGGTGCCTCTGAGAGACAACTGCAGCATCAGCTTCTCGATGAGAAGCCGATTAGCCTTGGTGTTGTCTCCAATGAAACCTAGGATGCCACACATGTCAGCCTCCATTGGGGTCATCGTCCATGGGGGGACAGTTCCAGATGGAGCAAAACAGGAATGAGCAGGCCACTCCGGTGAGGAAGGAGCAGACGCCCATGGCGATCCAGTGCTCCTTGATAACGTGTATGATGGAGTGGATCATTGGTTGTCCGTGTTGAGGTCGATGATCGTCTGATCGGCCACCACATAGTCGTCCACAGTCCAACGACCCTTGGGGGTATTGTCCACCTGAGCGAGAGCCACAGCGACAGCATGCGCAACTGCGAGCTCGACTGACTTAGCATGAAGGACCACAATCAACGAGTGACTGCGACCGTCTTTGCATTGGAGGTTGATGTATATTGAGTACATAACGTCATGTGGAATAGCCTATTTAGGGCATTGCGTAAAGCTCTTATTGCTACGAAGCTTCCGAAAGTTCTCAACTGCCTGAAGGAGAGCGTTTTGTGTAGCACCTTTGTTCCTCAGCACCTCGACTACTGCATCGTCCATAGTGCCGGGGCAGATGAGCCTGTACACCATGGGTACTTTCTGCTGGCCTGTGCGAGCCACACGAGCGTTGGTCTGATCGTACAGTTCACGGCTCCATGTGTGCGAGTACCATATGACGATGCGCCCACCATGCTGCAGGTTGAGACCGTGACCGATGGAAGCTGGGTGGGCGATCAGGTACGGGATCCGCCCTTGGGTCCATCTGGCTTCGAGCTCTCTCAGCTTTTGCTCGTTGGTAGCAGAGTCCAGCCTCACCGCTGTGGGCAGTGCTTTCGCTAGGCGATCTTGCTCGTGACGGTATTGGCAGGCGAGGAGGACAGGTTCCTTGATGGTTCTCGTCAACGAGAGCAATGCTTTGACCTTGGTATCATGTAGGTGGGCCACGTCTTTCGGCAAAGGCAATCCTCGTTGATCGTATTGCTGCTCCAAGTACACCGCACCTCCGGTCACCTGCAGCAGCTTGTTGACCAGCACACCTCGGTTGATCGCTTCGATCTGTTCTCCCTTGTCGGTGATGGCCAATAGCTCCTCTGCCAGCTCCTCGTACAACCCTTTAACGGACGATGGGAAGGCAACCTCGATGTCTTCCACAACAGTGTCTGGCACGTCGAGGAAATCGCTGGATCTGAGCACCAGTGATATGTCTGACACCTTCTCGTGGATCTTCTCTGCACAGCCAGATCGAATGGCGAACCCATATTGCCCCACCTGTTGGAAGTATGCATCGCGAAACGATGCAAAGCTGGGTCCAAAACGCTGCCCGTCGTCGAGCAGACGGATCTGTGCGTACAGATCGAGAAGCGAATTGGGCGCTGGTGTACCTGTTAGCTCCCATCTGCGAGGGAACTTGTTGATGTACGCTCTGAAGGTGTTGACCCGCTTCGACTCGTGGCTCTTGGCCTTGGTGGCTTCATCGAAGATCACGGTGTCGAATGGGAGTTGGTGAGCTCGTTTCCCATGGAGGAAATACTGGGCGATGAAGGCAAGGTTGTCCCAGTTGATCAGGTAGATCTGAGCCTCTCCATTCTCCATCGCTCGCCAACCGTTCTCAGTCATGACGTGCGCTACTTTCATCCATCTGAACTGGTCCCACTTCTGGACCTCAGCTGGCCATGTGAGGATGCACACACGCAGTGGGGCCACAACTAGGGCACCACGTGTACGACCAGACTGGAACAGCTCGTTGAGCGCAGCTAGCGACATGGCGGTTTTGCCCAGCCCCATACCAGCCCACAGAGCAGCACGCTCGTTGGAGACCAGATGACCGATACCCAGCTCGTGGTGAAGCTCAGGTGAGAAGTGCATAGGTCAGAAGCTGGTCAACGAATTGCTTCCCAGATGCAACAGAATCTGCCCATTGGGTGATGCCGCCTTGGTTCTTCACATCGTCCAAGAACTTCTGCTGGAGAGGAGTAGGTTTTTCTCCAGTCCTCTTCAACTCAAGGAAACCAACAACCCCATGTGGAGCGATGATGATACGGTCAGCAACTCCTCGATGGCTGGGGCTGCTGAACTTGTACACCAAACAGCCTCTGCTCTTGGCGTACTGAACCACCTTGGCCTCGATCTCCCGTTCGAGTGGGGCATTCATAGGAGTGCAATGCGGCCTTCTGCCACAGCGAAGCGGTCGGCAAACAGTTCGATGCCGATGAACTTGCGTCCAAGTTTCAGAGCCGCCACTCCGGTTGTGCCGCTACCCATAAACGGATCGAGAACGATGTCTCCGGGATTGGACCAACTGAGGATATGATCGTGTGCCAGCTGCTCGGGGAACGCCACGAGGGTGCCAAATGCATCTGTGTGCTTGGCGAATCTCCAGACGTCCGTGCGCTTGTGGGTGCCAACCCCGTCCTTGTTGGGGACATCTCGCAGCAGGTTGGTGGTCTTGATTGCACCCTTGCTGAAGACAAACATGTAGTTGAAGGTGTGGAAGTAATGCCGCTTAGACCCACGTCCGGGAACAATAGGCTGTTGCCAGATGAGAGTGTGGTACAGCTTGAAGCCTTGGCGATGGAAACCGAGCACATGGGTGAACGCGTCCATCGATTCTCCCATGTCCTTGAGGGTATTCTGCACAACCCACACCACAGCTCCTCCTGGCTTGAGCAACCGATGGAGCTCTTGAACTACAGTGGAGAAGTCCCAAGTCAGCCCACCCTCGTACTTCACAGCATCGTATGGAGGCGAAGTGACCACCAGATCCACGCCGGATCCGGGCAAGGCACTGAGAATGGGACCGTTGTCCCCGCAGATGAGTTGGCAATTCATTTGATAGCCCCCAGTATGCGCTTGCGTTCTTTCGAGTGGAGATATCCCACCAACTTCTGGATGATGGATTTCCGTTTCTTGCCGGCGAACTCGAGCAGCACCAGACGCTTGACATCGTCCGTACCGACAAGGTCCCCAGCTAGCAGACCACAGAGACGGTTCCACCCACTGAGGTGGGGGGACAGCCGTCTGCGGTCAGAGTGGGTGACGCGGGGTTGGTGGTCAAAGACCTGTACGACTTGGAGGTTCATAGGCGGGTGAGAGTGCAGAATGGAGGGAGCAGAACAACTTTGTAGTGGTCAGGGAGCTCGTCTGCGATCTCCTTTTGGATCTTCGTCTTGTCATCTTCGGTCAGCTCTCCTCTCGTCTGTAAGACGATGATGACGTCTTTGATGCCCAGCTTGCGCCGGATCCATGTGTATAGTTTGCTCATTTCTTGTAGTATGGGACAACCTTACCTTCAGCTTTGATGGGTAAGCCCATGGCCCAAGCTGGCAGGGTGGTCAGGGCTTTGCAGAAATCCTCTGGCGTCTGTCCCTCATAGCGAGGAGCCAACGCTTGGTCGTGGATGAGAGCGAAGATGTCGAAGCCACGGTCCATAGCTTCACAACTGCCGTAGGCCATGATGTCCGCAGCCACACCTTGGGTAGCGTTTTCCACCAGCTTACCTCCATAGGTGCGCACTCTTCCCCACTTAGCTCTGGCTTTGGCTCCATGCGGTCCCCACTGGGTCAGCCCCATACCTGTGCCTGCCTCCATTCGGCCATAGAAGGTGATACCGTTCTTCTCGAACTTCTGGTCGAACTCAAGCTTGGGCCATGGGTAAACGAGGCTCCGCTTGGAGGGTAGGATGGAAACTAGGAACGGGATGCCACAGGCTTCTACCACAGCGAACTTCATCAGCTCTCCGGCCTTGTAGATCTTGCCAGGATTGCCGATGGCGTTGATGGCTGCAGCCTCCGCTGCGTGCCACAACTTCTCGACCTTCCAGCACCTCTCTCGATAGGCGAGCACAGCCTTCTTCGCCAGCTCCTCCGAAACAGACACGCCAAAGTTCTCGCAGGTCTCCTTGAAGCGTGGATACCACATCTGAAATCCACAGCCAAGGATGGTATGCTTGCCAACCGTTCTTTCTTTGCTGGGGTTTTGGATGGACTCAACGGGCACTTGGTAGATGTCAGAAGCCATCTTCTTATAGATGTCCACGCCATTGCGGAAGTCTTCCAACACATCGTCTTGTCCAGCCAGCCAACACACAATGCGCGCTTCCACAGCGTTGTAATCTGCATCGAGCATGTCCCCTTCTTGCCAGTGGATGAAGTGGCGAATGCAGGAAGCTATGACCTCGAGTGGGTTGCCAAAGAGCAGAGCTAGGTCTTCACGACTGCATCCATCGCATATCATCTGGTAAGCCAGATCGGTGTCCTTGATGGTAGGTCGTTTGAAGTTCTGTGGCTGGATGAGACGGCCTGCCCAACGACCTGTGCTCGCCCCATAGTACAACAGAGTGCCACGGACTCTTCCATCGTCGCATACGCAGTCCAACATGGAAGTAACCTTCTTTGCTGCAGCGTAGTTCAGCTCTGAGTACAACTGCACCGCTCGCATGGTGAGTTCATCCAAAGGTTGGGTCATCGCCCACTCGAGCGTCTCCATGGTCATGTCCACCATGTTCAGTCCACGAGCGAGCAGCCACGATCGAAAAGCTTCGCGCTGACCAGATTGCAGACCAGTCAACAGATTGAACTCCATCCCTAGGTCAGTCTGTACCTCATCGATAATCTTCTGGGCTGTGAGCAGAGCAGGCACATTCACTGGCAAGCCCCGGTAGTTGATCTGTGCATCCAGCTGGAACGTCCTCAGGTTCTGTCCGGACAACTCGAATGGCTTCAGTGTGTGGTACACTCCCTTCTCTGCATCGACGTCAGTTTTGCAGTAGTCGCCAAAGGCTATGAAGTCATCCAGATGATCGAGTGGGTTGTTGAAACTCCCATCCTTCTTGGGCTTGCTGAACTTGTTGATCAGCTTGGTGCCGCGCTTGTCCTTCTGGTGTTTGAGTCGCAGCACAGCGCTGATCTCGTCCAGCGAAGCGGGCAATGAAGCTTTCCTGCAGATGGCAGCAGTACAGCGCCACTGGTGAACCTGTGGGGGGACCACTCCGATGTCCAGCAGCATGCGGGCACGACTGATAGCACGTTCGAACTCTGCATTGTGAGCCCAGACCAATGCGTCCGGGTGGGCCATCTCGCGCAGGATCACGATCGCCTCTGGGTCGCTGGAGAACAGGGGTGTCTCAAACTCCGGGTTGATCCATAGATAGGTGGGGCCATCCTCACGACTGACAGCCGCAAACAGGATACGAGTGGACTCGTGTTCCGCATACTTGTAGGGTCCAACCTTCTTCAGATCGGCCTTCGACCGGGTCTCGTAATCCAGATGGTAATTGATCATGCTAGTAATTTCTTCGCCAGTGCCCAAGATCTGGCAGGCATGAAAATGGCCCCAGCTCTGAGAGCAGCTTCTCTGCGACCGGGTGTTAGGTCATAGTGGGGTGTTGAGGAATGACCTTGAAACCAAGCAGTTCGAAGGCCAATTCGTTTAGCCATGGAATGGAGTTCTGCCAAGTCACCATCACACCACATGTGGCACCATTGATGTCCACGAGTTGCACCGACGCGATAGGCCTGAGGATATCGGGATTCGAGTCGAAAGATTTCATCGACATATACACTCATTGTGAAATTGGTGTGGGCTTTTCACCCACTAGGCAGCCCCATGTGAGAGGAAGTGCAGAGCCGCTGCTAGCTCTGCACAGTGGGATTAGCCGAGCAAGCCACCACCCTCGGCACCCGCATCGGGAGCCGCACCAGCGGTGCCGCCATCGAGGACCTCGAACTCTTCCTCCACCTTGACAGGAGCCTCACCGAAGGCCTCTCCATCGAAGGCGAACTGCACAGCGTTCAGCTGGCAGTTGATGCGCTTGCCGAACTCGTTGTCCTGCGCCCAGAAGCGCACACTGGCGTTCACATAACAGCCAGCGTACACCTTCCCCTCCTCTTCCGTGATGGGAGCGAGCGAGCCGTCCACGATCGGAACCTTCTTGCGGCTGGACGATGAGACGAACATGACCTCTGGGCCATACCCATCCACATCTTCCTTGCCGGGCTCGGCACCATCGCGCAGGCACAACTTGATCCCCTTGGGGATGTTGTTGCCCCACTTCTCCTTCGCGACATCGGTCATGACACGCCGGATTTCTTGGATCTGGTCGGCGTCTTCGACCTTGTTCATGATGAAGCTGGCGCTGTAGCTGGGCTCCTGATCGGGTTTGAAGCTCTTCGCTCTGAAGAGCGCGGGGAACGAGAGGCGGACGTTGGTCAGCCGGAGTTTGGAATCAACTGGCATATGTTCTTTCTGCCTATACGGCAATTTGATTGTCTGCGTGCCTCAACTATCAAGCACGTCAAACAGATTCGCTACGTTTTGACGAAAGGCAGGTCTCTGATCCTCTTCGGGGACCAAGGTTGGCTTACCTTCCGGTTTGTGTACTAACGAGTCAAGGAGCGTCCAAAGACCCTCCGCTTTCCTCAACTTGACGAGCGTTTCCATCTGGGCTGGAGAAATCAGCTCAGGCTGGGTGAACAGTTCGGATGCATCGATGCCATACTGGGAGCACAGCTCAATGACTTCAGCTGGATCTGACCACTTTCGAGTGGAACGACCTGCTACAAGCTTGAAGCCCGGCAGGTTTTTCCCTTCGTGGAGGATGGCAGCTCCAGTAGTTTCGCACTTGTCCAACCACAGTCTGATCTGAGGGGCGAACTGGATGATTTTCGCCAACTGCTTGATGGTCAGCAGTTCCACAGGTGGTAGCTCAGGCTCCTCGGCGACTTCTAGCTGGGCCACCCCATTCTGAATCTCCATCCCACCCAACAGGTATCCGGCTCGAGCAGAGCACAGAGACGCCGCAGGGCAGAACTGGCAGGTCTTGTCAGATGGGGCGAAAACCCCACCATCTGGATTAGCTTCGATAGCCTTCGCCGTTTTCTCGATGTCTTCGCAGAACTGGCGGAGCACCCCAAGGGTTGTCTCCCACAGTCGAACAGCTGGCTCACCAATGACACGAGGCTGGTAAATCATCATCCCCACGATGGTGGTGGGGTTGAAGCTGTACAGCCCCGACTCTTCCAGCTGACGCACTTTGCTCATGGCGTAGATGGCGATCTGGGTGTTGTTCCTTGCGGCCACAGACACACCAGCCCCATACTTGAGGTCGCCGATGAAGATGCAGTGGTCTGTAATGACACACGCGTCCACTGTGCCAGTCCGCTTGGTAGGACTGTAGAACAGCGGCACCTTCGTTTCCACCTGCAGGATGGCGTTATTCAGAGCCAGCCATCCATCGATTTTCTCCTTGTAGCCTTTCACGTGGATAGCCATCTCCTTGTTAGGGAAGACGGACTCATCAAACCCCAACAACAGAGTGGACGCTGCCAGTGCATGGGCTAGGTCGCCTTCTCTGCTGTACTCAGACCCAGTGTCCTCTGGGATGTTCTTGCGATTACGAGCGATAAAGCCCGGAGACGCTGTGCACTTCATCCATCGGCTAGAGCCGCTGGGTTGTAGGTCTAAGATCATGTGGGATAAATGGCAAAGTGCCCAGAGCAGTTACGCATCTGGGCACCTTGTTGGTTGAGGAGACGGTCAGCTGGCCAGCATCTCCGTCAGAGTGGCGTGCACCTCGGCGAACTTGTCTTCGCTGAGACCCGTCAGGTTCTTCGCACCATGGAGCGCGAGGACTTCCGACAGGTTCTTGGAGCCGTTGGCCGGGTCCTTCTTGAGCAGCTGCATGCCCAGATCGCGCAGGACCTTCTGGGTGATGCCACCCTCAGTCGCCGGAGCGGCAGCAGGAGCAGGCTTCTTGGCAGCAGGAGCGGCCTTCTTCGCCGCAGGGGCAGGGGTTTCCACCGGAGCCGCCGCAGCCGCAGGAGCGGCAGAAGAGCCAGCCGCCGCAGCAGCCTGCTGACGCTTGAGAGCCGCCACAGCGCGAGCCTTGGCGATGCCCGTCAGCGACGGATCGATGCCCGGGATCGTGGTCTGCGTGCCAGCCGCCGGAGCGGAGGCCTTGACAGCGGCCACAGCCTTCGCAGCAGCAGACGCCGGAGCAGCAGGCTTGGTGACAGGCTGACCCGCAGCCGCCAGAGCGCGGTTACGAGCCGCGATCGCACGAGCCTTGGCGAGACCAGTCAGCGACGGATCGATGTCGGGGACCGTCACCGCACCAGCGGGAGCAGCGGGAGTGTCAGCCTTCGGAGCCTCGACCTTGGGAGCTGCAGCCGCCGGAGCCGTCGTCGGGCCCACACCATGAGCACGCTTCCACGCAGCCACAGCGCGAGCCTTGGCGAGACCAGTCAGCGAAGGATCGATACCCATCGCAGCGTAGTCGGTGGCAGCCGCCGGAGCGGCAACAGTGGTGGCGGCAGGAGCCGCAGGAGCCGCCTTGGGGGCAGCAACGGGAGAGGCCACAGTGCCACCCTTGGCGGCAGTGTTGGCGTTGAGCGCATCAGTCAGAGCGACGATGGCGGCGAGCAGTTTCTCGAGCATGTTTATCGTGGGTTTTGTGTTTTGGTTGAGGTCCCTGTGGACCGGAAATTGGGAGGAGGCTTTCACTGTGGAGGAAACTTGAACGGTTTTCCGGCAAAAGTAAAGCTCAAAATCATTCTCCACTCTAGGAAAGTAAGTCAAGAGCGGCCTGATCGATCCCTAGGAGTTCAGCCTCTTCCGGGGTCATCCAGCTGGTGTCTTCCACCTCGATCGCGGGGTTGGCCTTGTCATCCGTTACCGTCGCTTGGAACGATGGATGGTAGTAATCGAACAGCTTTTGCAGGCGCGAGCGCATAATCGCAACCGTCTCTCCATTGGGGAGAGCCAGCTCGAGGTGGAACAGGACTTTGTCAGGAGCATTCATGGGTTAGGATTTACGAGGGTCTTCAATCTCGCCAGCGATGATGGCCTTGGCCAGCACCCGATAGCAACGGATAGAGCGATTGCGATTGCGAGAGATGTGGGCCCGAGCCTCTGGGCTCGCGAACCGGGTCAGTGGCTTATCACCACGACTGCAGTTGCACGAGCGGCAGGCAGTGATCAGGTTGCGAGGAGTGTTCTCGCCACCACGACCATGGGGCAGAAGGTGATCCAGCGTCACATCCATGGGGGCAGCACTGTGGAGGTCACGCAGGCAGAAGAGACAGGTGAACGAGTCGCGCAGATAGATGGCGAGTCGGAGGTCGGGCCTCACAGTGCAACCCCGGTAAGAGTTGCGACTGGAGCGGCCAGAGCGGAGAGCGTTGCAGCGTTTCATTGGAATGGATCAGCGGATCGCGACGATGTAGCGGGGATAGTCATAACCTTCAGAGTTGAACAGGTAGGTCTCTCCATCGTGGATAATCAGACCCACTTGGAAGTCCTTGGAGACGACCACATCGTTGGGGAAGCGGGAGGTGGTGCGAACCACATTGGTGATCTTGGCCACCACCGCACAGTCGTCGAGGTTGAGCTTCACGATGGGAATTTCGCGCCAGCTGGTGGGCTTGCAGGTGAACACATCAGCGTCAGTCAGGCGGGCAATCATCTTCAGGGCATTCAGGGAGTCATTTTTCATTGTGGATTTTTAGTTTACACAACCACTGTAACACCTGAACAGCGTTGCGTAAAGCTAAAAAGGTGCCCAAGGCAGGTTTCCACTGTGAAACTTTTTTATCTTGGGCACCGTTGATCACCCCAACGGAGGCAAGTTCAGATGGATCTGTCTGAGACGCTTGGCGTTGAGGAACCTCTGCTCCATCTTGTGCTTGAGCTTCTTCGATGGGGGTTGGGGAGTTGGGACCCTCCAAGGAGACTGGGAGTTTGAGGGATTACTGGATTTCATGGTCAACCCTCCCACTGATGACCGCACCCATCCCCAGCTGTCCGGGCCAGCGAGCCGAGATGTAGTTGACGATCTTCTTGTTCAGCATCTCCCGGATGCGATTGGGGGTGACAAAGCGCCCAACCTCGAGTCGGACGACGACAACGCAGATCGGCTTGCCCCGATCGCGGATTTGCACAGCGTAGCGCAACAGGCTCTTCGCTGGATTGGTGGGGATTCCCACATGTAGGTTATTTTCGATGGGTGTTACCATGGTATTGGGTTGGTTAACGGACGATGACTTCGTGGGTTCTGGGGTTGACTTGGACTGGAAGAACTCGCTGGAGCTTCTCCACCTCGAACGGAGTTACGCAGTTGGCAATGCCCAACATGCGCATCTCAGCAATTGTGCGGCGCAGCACTGTCTTGTGTCCTTTCGGCTTTTCCAGTGCCTGTTCAAAGACCCTGATGGTTTCTGCCTGCTCAGGAGAGAAATTGCTCGGAAGCATGTTCTCTTTGACGAGAGGCACCAGCCTGATCTGCTTGATGGGCTTACCTTTCTTCACCCGGACTAGGTGTTGAGCCTCCCAAGCACAGCTGCCGTGGAGAGCTCTGTCCAGACGAAAAGCTGCAAAGCCCAGCACCTCGCTGTAGTCGTCCACGATGACAGCGGTGTCATGGGTGACCACATCGAGAGTGATGTGCTCCGCAGCTTTCTGGCTGGTGAGGCGGACCCGGTCTCCGATCTGGAGTGTGGCGGCCATGTTATTTGCCCTCCTCCACAGCGCGACGGATCATGTGCCATTTCCATGGCTCTTTGACCCGCGAGCAGTGCACATGGCGCTCGTAATAGGGCAGACGGTCTTCGATGGAGAGCTTGCCCCAACACAGCTCACACAGGCACACACAGCGGCGTTGCTGTTCGACTGGAAGGCCATACGGGGTTTCATGCATGGGCATCCAGTCAGAGGTTGCGCCGCAACGCCCACACTGGGGAAAACCATGCAGGCGGCCAAACATGTTGCGCACATGGAACGCGATCACCATGAGGACGAAGATCAAAACCAAGAAGCCCACCATGGATCCAAATACGATGAGGATGATTTTCATTTGCAGGTTTCTTGGATGGAGACGTTGACCTTGAAGCCTGCGGACCGTTGGACAGTCAGCCAGCATTCGAACTCTCCACGATTGGAGAACTGCTTGAGGCACTTGCGCTCGTGGGTGGACTCAGTGTTTCCATCTGACTCGCGCCAGAACACTTCCACATGGGCGCGGATCAGCGGGCGGACGTACAACACTTTCAGACGAATGTCGTACCGGGTGACTTGCGTAACGACTGGTAGATGGCCACTCATGGTATTATTTTTGGTTGGGGGTTGGAGGGAAAACGATGTGGGAACTGACGCCGCGCATTTCTGATGCAGCTTTCTCGATCTCAGCCTTGGTCTTGGCGTCGATGGGGCGGACTTCAACGGCCACCGCACGATACACTGGCTCGTTACGATGGGAGCATCCGAGGACGCTGTTGACAATACACATGTAAGCGGTGCCTGCTAGGACACCGCAGATGCATCCGATGATGTTGGCCTTGGTTTGGGCTTTCATGGTTAGTACGAGATGGACTGATCAGCTGAAGCTTCAGCCTGATCGATGTTGCCTTGGATACCGTTGAGAGCCTCGACCGCTTCGTCGAGAGCACTGACTGCTTCATCGAGGTCACTCACGGCCTGCTCAGCGTTCTGGCCTCGCTCTGAGCCTTGGAGAGCCTCTGGCATGTTGTCGTAATACTCCTGCTCCTCATCCTTGGCCGTCTCTAGATCGGTCTTGGCCGACTCGATGGCAGAAAGGATCTCATCGAGACCCTTGATGTTCTTGATGGCTTCAACAGCCTTTTCGATCGTCTGTCTGCGTTGTGCGTTCATGTGTTGGAGGGTTGGGGGTTGTAATGCTTTGCATCGAGCTGGATGAACCGATCGAGCTCGTACCGGGCGGAACGGAGTCCATCGGAAGGCTTGGTGTAATCTGGGATGGTGCGGATGTGGGCCACCCAGCGACGACGCCACCCAGAGCCGACCAGCTTGAAGTTCACGAAGATGAGTCCATCGTCAAAGAGCATACCCTTGCGGCGATGGATGGAAAGGGTGACCAGCACAGCAAACGGGCGATCGTGGAGACGATGGCCGACTGGGAACAGAGTGTTGGGCTCAACCTGACGCTCCCACCCAGCCGCACGGAGCGACTGGATGAGATCGATGGCCTGCTTCTTGGTGGCTGTGTTATGCATGGTGGGGTTACTTGAGGTTTTTGAAGGAGCGAACCCAAGCCATTTTGTATTTTTCATTGTGGATTTTAGTTTACACAAGCACTGTAACACCAATCAGGCATTGCGTAAAGCTTAAAACGCTAAAAAGCGTTTTTCCACTGTGAAATTATTTTTGCAAGCGCAATACTTCAGGCCCAACCGGAGCCCAAGGAATCACAACCTCGTCTGCTCCAATCTTGACATCAAGGTATCCTTCAACCCAGATGGACCATCGTATTCTCCAACGGACAGTCTCAGTTGCGCTGTAGTCACATCCTTCAAACAGGACAGTGCCGGGCACCACTGGTTTTCTCTCGATGGGTTTGGTCATGTGTCGAATCCTCCTAGGCATGAAATGCAGACTGGGCCGTTGTTGACGCTGTCCATCTTGTGGAGTATCTGGCCGCACCACTCGCAGTAGGGTATGCCGGGCTCTGGTGGGGGACGTTGAAGCTCCATCTGAAACCGTTGAGCTATCACCTTGGGTTTCCAGTCTGGACCTTTACGTCTAGCGAGGATGCGTTCAACCTTCTCACGTCTCAGATCGTATTGTGTCTTGGCTTTCATGCGATCACCTCCAGCCCAGACGGTTGCCCATCAGCCCCCACGTGTTTGGCTCCTCGCAACCGTTGCTTGGCTACAGCTGATGGGTCTGGGTGGTCCATCAGCTTACTACCTCGTTTGGTCCACAGGTAATGCCTGTCCTCCTCGATGCGATACCTGCCCAACAACACATAGTCCAGCTCGCGGAGCACGCTCGCTAGGTTTTGGTCGGTGAAGCGAGGCAAGTTCTGGGTCTCAATCAGACCCTTCAGGCAGCGGCTTGAAACGAGGTCCTCGGCGACGAGAGGGTGATCTCCGTCAACGAGAGCGTCGCTGACCGCGGAGGTTAGCGGGGTGGCGCTGGCTTTCATCAGCTCGCTGAGATAGCGAGTGACTGGAGCATGCTTGTGGGGGTTGAAGTCCTTGCTGATCTTCCACTCCATGAACCAAGCGCGCAGACCACCAGCTTTATCTTTCAGCATCTGATAGTACGATGGAAAGTGGTCAGCTGGCAGAGCTCTGACTTGTGTCTTGTTTTGCAGCGCACTGTTCACCACGAAGTATCGTCTGTCTCCCTCTCCAATAGCGAGGGAGTCATGGTGGTTGGTGAACATGATGTAGTTGGTGTTGTTAGGCATCTGGATCGCAGCCCGGAAAGGTGTGCGGATGCTCAGATGGTCGTTGCTGATGCAAGGCTTGAGCCGATTCATTACCTCGTGGCGGTTGTGTCCCACGACTCGAATTTCCTCGATGGCGACTAACTGGTGACCAGTGGCCCAGCTGTTGAACATGTCCTTGAGCAGCAGGCTGGCGTCCTGCGAGTACACATTGGTGGAACCCATGACAGCACGCATCGCTTCGAAGATGGCCGTCTTGCCACAACCTTCTGCGCCTTGCACCAGTACAGCCCATCGAATCTTCGCTCCGGGGTTTTGGATCTGGTACGCCAGCCAGTCTATCAGGATGCGCATGTACTCCTCTTCCTCGATGAGCGTTGCCATGTGGTTAAGGAAGATCTCTCCTGCGGCTTCCATGTCGGCAGGTGATGGCTCTGGGTAGGTGGGCTGGTAGGTGTTGATGAACTTCTGCTTCCCCTCGTAGATCATGGCTTGGTCAGCCTGCGCAGGCTCGTACCTGTAGTTGTCCACTCGTGGAATCTTCGCCACGTTCAGAGCGAAGTCTCGAGCGAGCATCACAGGCTTGCCGTTGGCCGCATCTTCCATGAGGAATGCATTGTAGCAGTGGTCAAACGCTTCTGGCTTGAGCGCACGGTTGGACGCTCGATGGTAGAACTCATTGGTGCCCGCCACGTAGCAGGTGCCTCGACACCACTGTGGAAGCTGGGCGTCTGGAGTGACGGTGGGGCTGGTGAGCTTGATGGCCGTTCGCTCGAGCTTCGAGAGCTCCTTCTTCAGATCGGTACGCAGCACCTTCAGACCCTTGGCCCGCATGGCGTCCTGCAAGGCTGACAGCAGCGTTCCTCTCTCGAGTGGGCTGAGCAGCGGGGTGGCAGCTATCCGCTTGATCCCCTCGCTCATCAGAGCGGTGCCTTCTGTCGCTGGAGAGGTGATCCACTTGATGGTGTTAGCGTAGCACTTGGTGGACAGCTTTGACGACTCCCATCCAGCCTCTTGGGCCTTGTGTAGAACCGATCGAATCGTGATAGGTGCGCGTCCCTTGGGCGTGGCACGCAGGCTGTTCCACTTGGCCAGTGTGTCGTCGCTGTCAACGTACTTCTCGCCCTTCGAGCTCCACTCGTCGAACAGCATGTAAGCTTCTGAAGCTGTGGGCTCGAGTGGAAACTGGTGACGCAACGCAGCTGCAACCTCGAGCCACTCTGGATAGCTCATATCCGGATCCAGTGTGGCGAGTGCATCGCGCACATCGCTGATTTCCAGACCGTCAACGGTGGGGCGGAGATAATCGAGGTCGTCTCCATCCACGTTGAACGCTGTCACTTTCCCATCTGAGCGAGGACTGAGCTGGATGGCAGCGTCGCCTAGGTCGTCAGCTGAGAGCGGCTCTCCTTCGATGGAGGTAGCGATGAGTGGGTGGTGCTTGGTGGCGTCTTCATCTCTGAACAGAGTGGGGAGGAACATCGGCTGTACGACGATGAGCGACTCCTTGTTGACAGATGTGAGGCCCAACAGCCCACTAATCGTGTACACCGCGCGAGCGTAGTCCTTGACGGGAAGGCCTGCAGCGCGGACGAAGATCCTCAGTCGTGGAGCCTCGGGAGTCGAGCTGGACGTCGTGTACGCTGCAAACTGTAGCCCAGCCAACTGCTGGTGCAGCATATTCGGGTCTCGTACGAATGGAGCAGCAGGAGCGTTCCCGTCTGCATCCACATCCAAGTCGATGGCGATTAGATGGAAGCAGTCCGCTAACTCGTGGAGGCGTTTCGATGGGGAGGTTTTGAAGGTTGCCGGGGTGACATATGACACTCGTTTCGCGATCTGTCTCTCCTTCTTCTCCATCGCGTGGTACTGGGTGCGTGTAACATTTAACAGGATAGCGTGGCCCAACGTCTCCTTGACGAAATCTGCCCAGCTCTCGGGGTGGAGAAGCTTGACATTACCTAGGTCGCTGCCGGGACCACCGAATACTTGGAAGCTCATGTGGTGATCCTTTCCACGATAAACCCCTGTTGGCGTTCTCCATGGCGCTTGAGCACCTCTTGGAGAGCGAGTCGTTTCAGGTGGGGTCCTTTACCGTCTTGGGTCAGCAGCATCTTGCACAGTTCTCCATCTGAGCAAGCTGAGAGCATTTGTGATGGGGTCATCGTTCGCTCGCGTTCCCATCTGCGAAAAGCGGAGATGTAATCCCCATGGTGGGTGTACTGGCTGGGTCGTGGCATTGGAGCATACATAAGGGATAGGAGGGTAGGAGGTTAGGTGCGGCAGGAAGCCCACATGTAAAGTATATTTTCCCGCGGAAGTAAAGCTAAAAGGCACTTTCCACTGTGTGTTAGGAAAGTAGAGACACTCTCAACGCTCTCAGCTGCCCACATGGGCCCAGATGGATAAGTGGGAACGCTGAGAGTCAGTCCCAACGCTCTCAATCGTCACATGGATGCATGTGTATGGTTGAGAGCGTTGAGAGGGATCTCGCATACTCTAAAATCGTCACATGGATGCATGTGTAACGCTGAGACAGACCTCCAACGCTCTCAGCTGCCCACATGGGCCCATGTGACGGATTGGGAGCGTTGAGAGCTGCTGTCGTGCTCTCTTAAATTAACAGATGGGTCCATGTGACGGGCTGAGAGCGTTGCAGTTCTGTCTCATGCTACACATGGATCCATGTGACGGGCTGAGAGCGTTGCAGTTCTGTCTCATGCTACACATGGATCCATGTGACGGGCTGAGAGCGTTGCAGTTCTGTCTCATGCTACACATGGATCCATGTGACGGGCTGAGAGCGTTG